CCCATATTTGGAAGGCTTCTTTTGAATCGTATTTATATATACTATACTTAACACCATGAAGAAATTCATATGATTCTAACTTAAGATGTTGATCATCATCAATAGTAATTATTCTATCAAGTGTAGGATTTCTAGCTACACAATAACCACTATTATAATCTTTATCATATTTTATAAGATACAATGAATCAATTTCATTACTTTGAGGTAAAGCTCCAGTCATCATTGATAAATCTTCATTAATATGAATGACATAATCTTTCTGACCTTCATTCTCCATCATATCTTCTTTTATCTCTGCTAATATCAAAAAGAGTTGTTCGAAATTATTATCGGTAAGTCTTATATAATTATACGTATTAAGTTTTTTAATCATATCTTCTTTAGCATCTTGTTTTTCTCTATAGTCAGTCATCTCTCTATTATTAGGATTATCTCCTCCATCTTTTACATCATGAATTAAATTCATTGGAATATAGAATACATCAGTTATCCATTGAAGTTTTTTACCATTGTATTCATATTCGAACACTGGCCCTGGTGTCATTATATCTGATGAATGAACATTTAATACTTTATCATAAAACTGTAATAGTTTCATTTCATAACTACCACAATATGATCTTATACCCCCATCTTTAAATTTATACTCACCAGATATAGATCTATTAGATAACATCTTTTTTTGTTGTTCCGCATTGTCTAGAAGATGTTCAACACCATATTTATTAACCATTCTAACTTTCTTGAATTCTTTAACATAGACCTGTTTACAATCTTCACAACAGAATCTATCATATCTCCAATTGTCTTCATTCCATTTTGTTTCTTTTTTATCTATAACACAAATTCCATGATCCTTTTTATTAAAATAATTAAATAGAACTCTAGCAGCAGTATAATCCTTTGGGATCATTTCCTTATGTTCATTCTCAATATGAACAACTAATTTTTCTTTTGTACCTCTAAAATTACAAAATGGACATTTATATTGTTTTATAGTCTTATCTGCATTTGACTCTGTAATATAATACATTATATCACCCTCTCAATTCTTTATTATAATGTTTTGAGAATATTACCATAATAAGATTAATTACATTATATGTAGAAACCTACACTATAAACTTATAAGTAAATATATCCATAGAGGGGGTAATCAATATAAATAATGAATATTTATTATCTACAAATAATTTTCAAGAACCAAGAGTATTAGAAAATAGAGATAGTTGTGCACTGTTATTGCTACGACTACTCTTATTAGAACCAGGATCAATACCAGAACAACCAGATATGGGAATTGGTATTATAAGTAGATATCTATTTGCTGATTCATCACGTATAGATCAGTTAAGATTAGATATACAAAAACAAGTAGCAACATTCTTACCAGAGCTAATAGCTGTTACTGTACAGGTGTATATGATAAAAAAAGAATTAAGAGTTCAAATAACAGTTGATGGGGTATTATATTCATTTGATACTGATACTCCAAATAAATCTATGAGTATTTCTAATTTATAAAAATATAGGAGGATGAATTATGACAGAAAGTAATAAAGAAATGTCAATCGCAGAATTAATAGGAGAAAACTTGAATCGTGTAGATAGTACACAATCAATTGAAAGTAAACTACCTATTACATCTGAACTTGTTGAACTCGATATTAATGAAATTAAACCCTATGTAGCAAAACCAGATATTGTAGCACAAAATGTGGATGCATTACTAGATAATGTTGATCTAGCTATTGAAAAAAGAAAGCAGAGAGATGAAACTTTTATCAATAATGCAATTATTGATATGAAAGAAAAAGAACTAGAAAAGAATATAGAATCTGAGGATTCGAATGTATCAGATTTCATATCTGATGATGATAAATTCGAGGATTTAAAAGACAGCCAAGCTAACACTGAAGCGGATGATAAAGAACAATTGGATGCAATCAAATTAACAATTAAGGAAAAAATTAAACCTATTGCTAATATAGTAGATCTTAAATCATTCACCATTTCAAAGAAACATGTTTCTGTTACTAGAACATTAGCAGATTCTAATCACGATAAACATATCGCTGATTGGGCGTTAATTTCTGGTAGGAAGCCAATCTCTATGTCAGAACTTGCCGGTTATGAAATTGAGAAATTGAATCCCGGATCGTCATCAAGAAATAGATATAATACATATATGGATATCTATACTATTATTTATGATCATATTATTGATAGTAATAAACCACCACTTGATATTTGGCTGAAAGGAATTAGTTTCTACGATATTCCACAGATATACTTTACAGCATATAAAGCATGTTTTGAAGGATCTAATAGTATCCCTTATGCTTGCGGTAAACCTGAATGTAAACATGTGTTTATGAATGACTATGAAATAAAACAAATGGTTAAGTATAAAAATGATACAATAAAAAAATTAGTTGAAGATATACTGACCAATAATACTAATAGTGAAAACCCAGATGATTATGAGGCTGAACTCGTTCAAGTCTCTGATAATTATGTTTTCGCTTTTAGAGAACCTACTATATGGAATATCATATTCGAGAATGCAGTATTAGACGAAAAATTCACTGATAAATATAGTGATTTCTTGGCTATTATGACATATATCGACTGTGTATACTATATCAACAGAGAAACAAATCAGCTAGAGCCAATCCAGGTTGAAGATGATATAAATAATGTATTGAAGACTGTAAAGAGTAGAGTCGTTAAATATTCAGAAGTTTTCAAATCATTAAGTTCAGATCAATTCCAATTTCTTCAGGCTTATATTAAGAAAATTAATGATAGACATGATGAAATCAGTTATATACTCCCAGAAGCTACCTGTCCGAAATGTAAAACAGTAATTAAAGAACAGGTAATGGAACCAGATCAGTTGCTTTTTACACGTCATCAGTTGGCAGCTATAGCGAATATCTAACCAAAATTGATAACTTCCTATCGGCATACAAAGGTAAAATAACTATAGAGCAAGCTATACGTTTACCGAATAGGATGTTTCATGGGTTATATGTTATGGCTATGAAAAAGCTATCAACTGAAGAAGGTGCTGAGACTTTAGCTTCTGAACATTTAATGGATGCAATTGAAGAGGGGGTACTATAAATGTATGGACATTAACAGAAAAGACTTTATTATGTCTATAAAATGTGACATATTTAAAGACATGATCAACCAATATTTTGATGAGAGTATGGCCTTATATGATCTCATTGGAGATAAATTTTCCGATGTAGATATATTTGTAGGTGTAGATATGGCAAGTAAACATTCTGAAGCGTCATATGGAATGATATTTAGTTTAGATACGTTATCTGTAGATAATGCTGTAGAGATAAAGTCTATACTAGATAGATATAAAGTATCATGCTATGATCATAACTATTCAGTTGAAACAAATATTGAAGATAAGAAAGTTCATATTAAATTTAACGAAGAAGTTTCTGGTTAATTCCAGAAACTTCTCTTTTTACATATAGATAAAGGAGTGATGTTATATGGAAGAAAGACATTTAACACTTGAATTGTTAGATGCTAAGAAACTAATTAATGTTAATGATCTAAAAGCAATAACAAGTCCTATATTTTTTATAAGAGATGGAATACCAACACCAGATGGATTATTATCTAATGAAATATTTGGTATTACTAAAGATGATAGATCAAATATATTTGCATATGTAGATCTAAATGGTATATTTATGCATCCATTATGCTATAAAATATGGTGTAGGATGGATTCTAGAATTAGAGATATAGCACATGGAACTAAAAAATTTATAGTTAGTTCAAAGGGAGAACTTGAAGAGAGTGAAAATGGAGATAATGGAATCTCATTCTTAAAGAAGAATATTGACAAAATACAAATTAAAGCTACCGGGTCAACAAAAAGAGATAAGAATATTCAATTCTTATCTGAAAATAAAAATCTTATGTTTATAAAACAGTATATTATAATACCAGCCTTTTTTAGAGACATAAATACTGATAGGGGATATATAGGAGTAGGAGATATAAATAAACTATATAATTCTCTTATCATAGCAACTAGATCTCTAAAAGATACAGCAGATTTCGGATTGTCTATGACTAATGCTACAAATGGTAGAATACAAGAAATTCTACTACAGATATATAATTGGTTTACCGATGAACCAAACTTATCTAAGAAAAAAGGTATCATCAGAAGAGCAAATTTATCTAAAACTACAGATTATGCGTCTAGATTAGTATTATCAGCTTCAGATTTAAGAGTTGAAACTGTAGGTGATCTAATGGTAGATATGGATAACTCTGCTGTTCCACTAGCATCAATATGTACAAATTTCTTTCCATTTATATCATTCTATATAAGAAGGTTTTTTGAAACAGAATTCGGTGGTGATACCGGATATGCTTATATAGAAAAAGCAACAGGTAAGATTAAACAGTTGAAAGTAAAAAATACTCTATCTGAATTTTCTGATGCTAGAATTAAAAAAGAATTAGATAGATTTATGAGAGGATACTCTAATAGGTTTATTCCTATAGAAATTCCAAATGAAGAAGGAAAACTAATATATATGTCCTTTAAAGGCAGAATATATCAAGGTAAATTTGTAGATAATAAAGATAAAGAAGATGATGACTCTATTGGCAAATCGGTATTGTTAGATAGACGTTTAACATGGTGCGATATATTTTATATAGCAGCAGTTGAAGTTTCTAAAGATAAGAGAATACTTATTACTAGATACCCTATAGATTCATCACAGAATCAATTTCCAACCAATGTTATAGTATCATCTACAAAAGAAACAGAACCAATATTATATGATAATGTGTATTACAAGTATTATCCTAAGATTAGAGAAGAAGATATAGGATCTAATACAAGTAATAGATTTATTGATACAATGAGGATGTCAAACCTATATCTCCCTAGTACGGGAGCTGACTTTAAATAACGCCGTTGGAGTCAGCTTAGAATAATAGAATTATTCTGAAACAAAAACCTCTTTAACTG